TTGGAGCAGACTCAGGAGCGTCTTGGTCATACTCTGCACAAACCGCAACGGATGTATCAGTTGGTCCATCAGACAGTACCGTGAATCAGAATGCAGACTTTGAAATTGAGTTGGATCGCATAGTAGACTTCACCGAGAGCAATCCATTTAGTGAGGACACCTGATGTTTAACGGCGACAATCCATTCTATCATCAATGTGTTCGCAAAACCGTAGTTGCATTTGGTTCTCTGTTCAACAACATCTATATTGGTGGAGATAGCGCACAGAATCCTCCTGCAAGAATACCTCTCACATATGCACCAAAGCAGAAATGGCTTCGTCGTATATCAGAAAGCAGAATGGAAGACGGACAAACATTCAACATGACTTTGCCTCGCTTGGGATTTGCTTTGACTAATTGGGAATACGATAGCGGCCGTAAGCGCACAACCATGACCAAAAAGGTACTGGATACGAGCGCACCCACAGCGGATACCCAAAAGGTATATCGGTTTGCAGAAGTACCGTATACATTCACCTTTGAGTTGTACATTATGCCAGACACGATGGACAACGGACTACGCATAGTCGAGCAGATTCTGCCGTATTTTACTCCTGCGTATACCGTGAGTATTAACTTCACGGATATTGACAAGAAAGTTGATCTACCCATCACCTTGACTTCTGTTACATGGGAAGATGACTACGAAGGAAACTTCGATGCAGGTAAAAGCATGATGTACACCCTATCATTTGAAGTGAAAGGGTACATCATTGGTCCACTACGCGATGCGAAGTTTGTATTGGAAACTCAAACTGCTGTACACGAACTTGCAGACCTCGGAAAGACGAGAGCATTGACCCGTGATTTTGTACGAGTATGGGATCGTGCTGTGGTAGAAGGAACCACAGGACCAAATGCACCTCTTTCTGTAACAGGTACTGCATACGATGTTTGGCAAGACATTGAGTTGTTTGAAGACATTGATCCGTCTTGGAATGCAGGAGCGTAATCATGGAACCAACCAAAGGCGTAGATGAAAAACTTGCATCTGTACTAGGAATACAGAACGATATCGCACCTGTAGAGAAACCAGTAAAAGCAATTGCAGTACGAGTTCCTGAAACCGCTCATCCTCTTGCACAAGAAGATCCCCATGCAGCAAACGATTACAATGAGGTTCGCAAGAATCTGAAAGAACTCATTGATGTAGGCAAGTCTGCTCTTGATGGCATCATACAAGTTGCCAGCGAAGGGGAATCTCCCCGCGCCTATGAAGTTGCTGCAATCATCATGCGTCAGATTGCAGATGCAAACAACAGTCTGATTGATTTGCACAAGCGAGTCAAGGATATTCGACATACTGCTGCCCACGAAAAGCAAACAGCACAAAGCATCACAAATAACGCCATCTATTTGGGAAGCACTAAAGACCTACAAGAATACTTGAAACTACAGAAGGAAGAACAGCGCAAACGACTTGATGACCAAAGTGAGTAAAGTATGACTCTGCGACAGGAAGACACCTATCTTGGTAATCCAAACCTAAAAGCGGCAAATACCGCTGTTTCTTTCACTCCCGAACAAGTCGTGGAGTACATGAAGTGCAGCGAAGATCCGTTACATTTCATTACCAAGTATGTTCGCATTGTAACCTTAGACAAAGGATTGCAACCGTTTGAACCTTGGCAGTTTCAGCAAGACTTGTTGCGAACAGTACATACCAATCGGTTTGTGATTTGTAAGTATCCGCGTCAGAGCGGAAAGTCTACTACGGTGCTTGCGTATGCCTTGTGGTATATTCTGTTCAATCCCACAACCAATGTTGCGATACTTGCAAACAAACTACAAACAGCGCGCGAACTGTTAGGTAGACTCAAAACAGCATACGAGTATTTGCCTAAATGGTTGCAACAAGGCATTGTGAGTTGGAACAAAGGTTCCATTGAACTAGAAAACGGTTCCAAGATTCTTGCCTCTGCTACATCATCATCTGCTGTTCGTGGTGGATCGTTCAATCTCATCATTCTTGACGAGTTTGCATATGTTCCGCACGAAGTGGCAGAAGACTTCTTCTCGTCTGTATATCCAACTATTGCCAGTGGCAAAACCTCAAAGGTTCTGATTGTATCAACCCCAAAGGGATTGAATCTGTTCTACAGGTTATGGATTGGTGCAAAAGAGAAAACCAATGCATATGTGCCAGTAGAGATTCATTGGAGCGATGTGCCAGGGCGCGATGACAAATGGAAAGCGCAGACCATTGCAAACACAAGCGAAGAACAGTTCCGTGTAGAGTTTGAATGTGAGTTTGTTGGATCGCTTCACACCTTGATTGATGTAAAGAAACTGAAAACCATGCCGTGGCGGCGACCCATACAGAAAACATTGGACGGTATGGATGTTTACGAAGGTGCTAAATCCGATCACATCTACACGGTAGTGGTGGACACTTCTCGCGGAGGTGGATCAGACTATCATGCCATCACGGTGGTCGATGTGTCTCAGAATCCGTATCGCTTGGTTGCAAAGTTCCGAAACAACTCCATGTCGCATCTGATTTTACCCACCATGATCGACAAGATTGCCAAAGATTACAATAATGCCAGCGTATTGGTGGAACTGAACGATATTGGAGAACAGGTTGCCACAATCCTACACGAAGACTTGGAATGTGAGAATCTGCTGAATACCACCGTGAAGGGCCGCGGTGGACAAGTGTTGTCTAACTTTGGAGTTGGCAAACGCCAACTAGGAGTAAAAACTACCCATCCTGTGAAAAAGGTAGGATGCTCAGTTCTGAAATCTCTGATTGAAGAGAACAAACTGTTGGTGGAGGATTTCGATATCGTCAGCGAACTAGCCACCTTTGTATCCAAAGGCGACACATTTGAAGCAGAACCTGGCTATCACGATGACTTGGTGATGACCCTTGTGCTGTTTGCATGGATGACATCTCAGCCATATTTCAAAGACTTCACAAACCTAGATATCCGTAGACTGATCTACGAAGAGCAGATCAAGAGGATTGAAGAAGACCTGACCCCGTTCGGAATGATTGATGACGGCCTAGTGGCTGACGATGATGATACCATGTGGTGAATGCCTGTTCTGAAAGTAAGAGTAGGCATAAATACAAGCACAGAACCATTCGGAACTTCCGTTTGACCAAAGGAGATACACATGGGATTCCAACTTAGTCCAGGCGTAGAAATCAAGGAATTTGACTTCACAAACATCATCCCTGCCGTGTCCGCTTCAGCGGGTGCGTATGCAGGTCGATTCGTTTGGGGTCCAGTTGATGAGATTCTGACCATCTCAAGCGAAAACGAACTCAAGTCGGTGTTTGGTAAGCCAAATGACGACAATGCTGCGGGATGGTTTGCTGCTGCAAACTTCCTGTCCTACGGCAACAATCTGAAAGTTGTGCGTGTAGTGGACGAAGCCACCGCGACGAACGCAGGTGCGGGAGGATCAGGTGGTGTAACAGGATACATCGCAAACGAGCAGGCGTGGGAAAATAGCGCCCAGGCAGTTGGTTTTATTGCCAAATATCCTGGCGCTCTAGGAAACGCCATTGCGGTTTACACCTACAGTCTGGCAGCAGATCACTCGGAAACAACAGGAACCGATATCTACACAGATACCGAACTGCGTTTCTCAGACATCTTTGATCGCGCACCAAACTCAGTAGAAGGATTGGGAGCAGACCAACTGACAGGTGGTTCTTCATGGGCACACGATAACGGCGTGTACGGTGATGAAATCAATCTGTGCGTCATTGATCGCACGGGTGCCATCTCTGGTGTTGCTAATACTGTGCTTGAGAAGTTTGAAGGTGTGTCTCTGTTCCCTGGCGCAAAAAAGCCAGACGGAGCAAGCAACTACATCCGCACCGTAATCAATAACGGTTCTCAGTACATTTGGATGGGTAAGGAAATCACCATCAGCGGAGAAACCATTGACGATGTTATTACACTTGCAACCAAAACTCCTGCAACTATCGCAGGGGAAACTCCCACCGACGGCTATCAACTAACTGGTGGTTCTGATGGATCAGCACCATCAGGTGGAGATTACTTCTCGACAGACGGTACTCGTGGATACGGATTATTCCTTGATGCCGAGCAGGTTGATATCTCTCTGCTGTTGCTAGGTGCCCCGATTGGAGCAGGAGCAGACACATCAGGTACACACACTACACTTGCCAAGAATATTGTTCAACAGATTGCAGAAAAGCGCAAGGACTGCGTTGCATTCGTAAGCGCACCTTACACGAATATCTTTGACCAATCCAACGCAGGACTTGTTACAGATCGTCTAATCGAATGGCGTAATGCTCCCGCAGGTGCATCATATGCAGATACCAAGTTCAATGTGTCTAGTTCGTATGCAGTACTAGACAGCGGTTGGAAGTATCAGTACGATCCGTACAACGACAAGTACCGTTGGGTGCCGCTGAACGGTGACACCGCAGGTCTATGCGCTCAGACAGACTCTGACCGCGATCCGTGGTATTCGCCAGCAGGATACAACCGTGGTCAGATCAAGCGCGTAGTCAAGTTGGCATACAATCCCAACAAGACTCAGCGTGACGAACTGTATCAGTCTGGTATCAACCCTGTGGTATCCTTCCCTGGCCAGGGCACAGTTCTCTTCGGAGACAAGACCGCTCTTGCCAAGCCAAGTGCATTCGACCGCATCAATGTGCGTCGCCTGTTCATTGTGCTAGAAAAGGCGATTGCTACTGCATCGAAGTTCCAACTGTTCGAGTTCAACGACGAGTTCACACGCGCTTCGTTCGTGTCGCTTGTCGAACCGTTCCTGCGCGATGTTCAGGGTCGCAGAGGTCTAATTGACTTCAAGGTTGTATGCGATGCAACCAACAATACACCCGAAGTAATCGACAGCAACCGCTTCGTGGCAGACATCTACATTAAGCCTGCTCGTTCGATCAACTTCATCACTCTGAACTTCGTTGCTACACGCACAGGTGTAGACTTCTCAGAAGTAGCGGGTGGTTTCTGAACCATTCAAGGTAACTAAAGGAGACTAACATGGCGATTAGAGTAACAGATTTCGCAGCAAACCTAAGAGGCGGAGGCGCTCGCCCAAACATCTTTGAGGTGTTCTGCGGTAATGCGCCAAAGATTGGTGGTACTCAGGAACTAACCAAGATGACTTACCTGTGCAAGTCGGCATCATTGCCTGCTTCAGAAGTAACTCGTATTGCAGTTCCGTATCGTGGTCGTAGCGTCTATGTGGCGGGTGTTCGTCAGTTTGAAGAAACATGGAACACCACCGTCATTAACGATACCGACTTCAAGATCCGTCGCGCATTGGAATCATGGCAGAATGCCATCCATTCGCACGAAGGAAATATCGGTGAAACTGATATCAGCAGATACAGCACCGATATCACGGTAACACAACTACACCATGTCGATGGCAAAGGATTGCGTACTTACAAGTTCAAGCACGCATGGCCGTCAAGCGTTGCTGCTATTGATCTGGCAGCAGACAGCAACGATGCTATCGAAGAATTCGAGATTCAATGGGCATACTCTTGGTGGACGGTTGTTTCACCACAGAACCCAAGTGGCCGCGACGGCGAGGCAGGTCAGATCACGACTTCTTAATAGAAGTCTACATAAGAGTGAGGAGATTTTACTATGGCTTTGAGCGACCTGTTTGGTTTTCCGCTAGGAAGACGGCGCAAAGATGACGGTGAACCATCGAGCGGGGGCGGCAACAGACTAAAATCTGTTGTCGCCCCTAATGCCGATGACGGAACCGCATCGGTAGAGATTGCACCGTCAGGTTTTTATGCGTCTACTCTGGACCTTGACGGTCAGATCAGAGATGAAAACGCACAAATTGCTCAGTATCGAACCATGATTAACCACGGCGAAATTGAAAGCGCCGTGGATGACATCATTAACGAAGCAATCGTAACCGAAGAAGGTACTCCAACGGTTCGACTGATTCTTGATGATGTAGAAATGCCAGACAAAGTAAAAGATGCTATTCGTGAGGAGTTCGACAAGATCCTCAGAATGCTTGACTTCAACAATCGCGGATATGAAATCTTCCGTAAGTGGTATGTGGATGGCCGCATCTACTTCCATATGATTGTTGATCCTGCACAGCAAGCCAAAGGTATTCAAGAGTTGCGATTCGTTGATCCCATCAACATCCGCAAAGTTCAAGAGGTCAAGAAAGAAAAACAACCAGGCACCAACATCGACCTGATTGGAGATGTGGTCGAATACTTCCTATTTACCCCTGAAACTAAACCAGGCATGGGAACAGGTCAAGCAGTCAAGATTAGTCCTGAGTCTATCGCGTACATTAACTCAGGACTGTTTGATCCGCAGAAAAAACTCATCATCAGTTACTTGCACAAGGCGATCAAACCGCTAAACCAGTTGCGTATGATTGAAGATGCTGTGGTGATCTATCGCATATCTCGCGCTCCTGAGCGCCGCATTTTCTATATCGACATCGGTTCTCTGCCAAAGATGAAGGCAGAAGAGTACATGAGAAGCCTGATGAACAAGTATCGTAACAAACTGGTATACGATGCTGCAACAGGAGAACTCAGAGATGAAAAGCGCCACATGAGTATGCTTGAGGACTATTGGTTGCCTCGGCGCGAAGGTGGAAAAGGCACAGAGATTCAAACTCTGCCAGGTGGACAGAATCTCAGCGAGATGCAAGATGTAGAGTACTTCAAGAAGAAACTCTATCGTTCGCTGAATGTTCCCATTTCGCGCCTAGAGAGCAATAACGGATTCAATCTTGGTCGCTCTAGCGAAATCACAAGAGATGAACTAAAGTTCTCTAAGTTTGTCAGCAAACTACGCAGCAAGTTTAATGGTATGTTCTTGCAGATTCTGCGTAGACAACTAACGCTAAAGAAAATCATTCGCCCAGAAGAGTGGCCTGATATCGAGTTCAAGATACACTTGGACTATCTGCGGGATTCTCACTTTACTGAGTTGAAGAATGCTGAGATTATGAAGAGCAGACTAGAGTTGTTGAACGGTGTAGACAACTATGTGGGACGATACTTCTCTACTGCATGGGTTCGTAAGAACATTCTTATGCAACCCGAAGAGTTGGTTGCAGAATTGGATGGACAAGTGACCAATGAAAAGAAAGAAGGCATAATCGGGGGAGAGCGCGATACTGCTCAAATCAAGACCCGCATTGATGCTCTTGAAACTATAGACAAGTACATTGGCAAATACTACTCACTTGGATACATTCGTAGAAATATCCTGCAACAAAATCCATCTGAGATTGCTGCCATGGATAAAGAAATCGAAGCAGAGAAAGCGTTGGGTATCAAGCCAGAACCCCGTCCTGATCTTATCAGGGCACTTGGTGGTGCAAAGGCATACGGTATGGGATACGATCAAAGTCCTAACGATATCACCAAAGATGTGGATTCTGGCCTAGACTCTATTGGTTCAGAGAAAGATCCGTCAATGAGTGCTGATCCTAAAGATCCAAACGCTCCACAAGAAACACAACCATCTGCTACTAATGGAGAACCAACAGTCGCAGGGGCAGGTGAGGCAACCGCAGTACAAGATACTGCTTTGAACGGAGCGCAAGTGGACAGTCTGCTCACCATTGTTACCAATGTGAAAATGGGACTACTGCCCAAAGAAGCAGGCAAAGCACTCGTGGATGCTGCATTTCCCTCGCTTACACCCGAGCAAATCAACTCCATTTTCGATCCCATCGAAGTGGACAAGGCCCCACCACCAATGGTTCCTCAGGCACCAAGTATTCCTGGCGCAAAACCTGCTGCCCCCAAAGCACCAAAGAAACCAAAGGTATAAGTTATGCCAACTCCAATCCACGACATTTATACTGAGCAAGGATCAAAGTTAGAGATTGAGTTTCTGTACGAAGACGCCAATGAAAATGGCGTAAATCTGACAGGTGCTTCGGGGTATACCCACGCCCGTATGCAAGTTCGCCGATCAACTGAAGAGATAAACACAGATATCGTGTTAGAAGTGAATGGTGACGAAGCAACGGTTGAGGGTGTAACTGGATACGCTGGAGAATTTACGCTCACATACGATGGAATAACTGGCAACATTCTGCTTGAAGTGGAAGCAGATACCATGTCAGAGGTTCCTGCTGGCAAGTATTTCTACGAGATACAACTGGTTAATGCCTTGAATCCAATGAAACTACTTCGCGGTAGATTTATCGTTGAATCAGGAGCAATTCGATGAGATACCGAGTACGAGTAACACAGGCAAGAATGCCTCTAGTAATCGTCAGGACCATAAATAGCATTACCATACAGCAACAACTACCAGAAACCAAAGTAGTCTGGTTCTAAAGGAGTGACCGATGCCTACCGATAGCACGATCAAAATTAAGCGCAGTACAGGAACTACAGCACCAGTTGCAGGTACAGATATTGTAATTGGTGAGTTGGCAACCACAATGGACAGTACCAACAACGGTGCTTCCAACAAGGTATACCTTGGTATTCAGAATTCAGTTGCTGGCACGAACGCGGTTGCTATCGGTGGTAAGTATTTCACAGACGCAGTTGACAACCTTGCGTACTTCAAGACCATTGCTGTAAGCGGTCAAAGCAATGTTGTTGCTGACACAAGCATATCGGGAGATACTCTGACTCTTGTTGCTGGCTCGGGTATCACTCTCTCTACAAATGCCACTACAGATACTGTTACTATTGCCAGTAGTCTTGCAGGTGGAACTGTTACCAGTATTACCCCCGCCGGAGATAACGGATCAGGCACCGCAATCACAACAAGCGGCACAATAACCGTTGCAGGTACTGCAAACGAAATTGAAACCTCTGTAAGCGGAACAACCATTACAGTTGGTCTTCCAAACAATATCACCGTGGGTGGAAGCCTTACCGTTACTGGAAACTTGACCATTAATGGTACTACAACTACGGTAAATTCCACAACCACAACAGTAGACGATCCCATCTTTACTCTTGGTGGAGACTCTTCACCAGGCAGCGACGACAACAAAGATCGCGGTATTGAGTTCCGTTGGCATAACGGTAGCGCCGCTAAACTTGGTTTCTTTGGATTCGATGATACCGACAGCACTTTCATGTTTATTCCTGATGCAACAAACTCATCAGAAGTATTCTCAGGAACTCTCGGAAGCATCAAGACAAACTCAGTAAAGAGTGTTAGTGCTACTGCATTGGTTCTAAAGGGTGACAACACATACGATGCAGATTTGAGTCTGGTCGGACACGCAAGTAGTCAAGCAAGTGCATACGCAAATCTTGATGCAGGATACTTCCAACTAAACGGAACTGCATTAGGTACAGACGGATTCCTAAGAATAGTATCCGATCCCGCAGGATTGGTTAATGGACCATTTAACGGTGATTTGCAAATCGCAACTCTTACCGACAACCGCGTATGGACTATGCCTAATGCAACAGGCACAGTAATCACTACAGGTAATCTGTCTTCCATCACAACCGTTGGAACCATCTCAAGCGGTACATGGCAAGGCGGTGTAATCGGTTCAACATACGGTGGTACGGGTGTAAACAACGCAGGTAGAACGCTTACTATCAATACTGCAAACATTACACTTGCTGCAAATGCCAGCGGTTCAAGCGTAACTCTACCACAGTCAGGTACTCTTGCAACTCTTGCAGGAACAGAAACCTTCACCAACAAGACGCTTACCACCCCTACTATTGCAAGTATCCTGACAAACTCAGGCGCTGCAACAATTACTCTACCCACAAGCACCAGTACTCTGGCAACACTTGCCTTGTCAGAAACACTAACCAACAAGACACTTTCCACAGGTAGCGTGTGGCAGGGTGGTATTGTTGGTGCCACATACGGTGGTACAGGTGTAAACAACGGTTCGTATACCATTACTCTCGGTGGAAACATCAGTACAGCAGGATCATTCACGCATTCTGGCGCACATACGCTAACTCTAACCACCACAAACAACACAAGCATTACTCTTCCAACAACAGGTACGCTTGCAACTCTTGCAGGAACAGAAACACTAACCAACAAGACCATTGACGGTGGTACATTCTAATAGGGGAATTGTATGATAAACGGACAAACAATCGTATCAAGCATACTCGATGAAAACATCATTGGGGCAAAACAAAATATCCACGCTCTATTGGCGCAAAAAGCCAAGGTGTATTTGGAAGACAAGCGCAGATGCTTGGCCTCTGTGACTTACGGCCCATGTGCCACAGCAGAAGCAAAAGACGATTGTAATTGCTCATGCGAAGAAGTAGCAGAGGACTGTGGTTGTTCTGATGTAGAAGAGATGAACGCCAATCAGAAGAAACTGGATAAGAACCACAACGGAGAACTAGACAGTCAAGACTTCAAGATTCTTCGCGGTAAAAAGAAGAAAGGTAAAGACGAATGAAACTCATAACCGAACACACAGACGACATTCAGATCATCACCGAAGAGCGTGATGGCAAGAAAGCGTACTTCATTGAAGGCGTTTTTATGCAGTCTGATATCAAGAATCGCAACGGTCGCGTGTACCCAAACGGAGTTCTCGTTAAAGAGGCCATGCGCTACAACAAAGAGTTCGTAGAGTCGAACCGCGCAATGGGTGAACTAGGCCATCCCGAAGGCCCACAACTGAATCTTGACCGCGTTTCCCACATCATCAAAGAAATGAAGGTGGACGGTAAGAACATTTGGGGCAAGGCAAAGGTCATGGACACCCCATATGGCAAAATCGTCAAAAACATGATTGACGAGGGTGTTAAGTTTGGTGTGTCTTCCCGTGGTGTGGGTTCTTTGAAAACCACCAAAGATGGCATCAATGAAGTGCAAAACGACTTCAATCTTGCCGCGGTAGACATTGTTGCAGATCCATCTGCTCCTGACGCTTTCGTTGAAGGTGTCATGGAAGGTAAGGAGTGGGTCTACGAAAATGGCAACTGGAGACAGGTGGAAGCAATAAGACAGACCATCAAGCGTACTTCCAAGCGTAATTTGGAAGAAGCAAAACTGCAAGCATTCAATGCCTTCTTGCGCGGTCTGTGAAAATCAGATTAGGCATAAATAGAAGTGGTTTCATTACCCCTAAAGGAGATACCCGATGAGCAATCCTAAAGACCTTGTGAAAAAGTCCCTCCGCGAAAGTGTAGAGACAGTACTTGATGAATCAACAACGGAAACTACCGTTGCTAACGAAGGAAAGTTGCCACCCTGGCTAGACAAGAAAAAGAAGGGCAAGGGCAAAGAAGAGGACATGGAAGAGGCCAAGGCTAAGTCCATGAAGGACGAAGAAGAAATGGAAGAGGCCGCTAAGGATTGCTCATGCAACGAAGACGATGATCTTCCGTGGTGTGACGATTGCGAAGAAGAAGAAGACGATATGGAAGAGGCTAAGAAAGAAGATCCAAAGAAGATGAAGGAACACCTTGCTCCTCTCTTTGACGGTCAGAACCTCTCCGAAGACTTCAGAAACAAGGCAGAAGCAATCTTCGGTGCTGTTATCGCAGAGCGCGAAGCAGCAATCAGAAACCACTACGAAACCGCACTCGCAGAAGCAAACTCTACTGTTCAAGCAGACTTGGCAGAGAAGGTTGACGAGTATCTGTCATATGTGGTTGAAGAGTGGTACAAGGAAAACAAGATTGCTCTAGAGCGCAGTCTTCGTGCAGAGATCGCAGAGAACTTCATGGAAGGTCTTCGTAATCTGTTCACAGACAACTTTATCACTATTCCTGATGAAAAGGTCGATGTGCTTGAAGCAGCAAACACCAAGATCGAAGAATTGACCTCACAAGTCAACGAAGAAATCAAGAACAGCATGGAAAGGGCACAGCGCATCAACGAGTTGGAAGCAAAGATTGCTTTCTCCGAGTCGATTGATGGTCTAACAATGTCTGAGGTTGAGAAACTAAAGGGACTATCAGAAAGCATCGAGTTTGATTCTGTAGAAGAATTCAAGACCAAACTCAATGTACTGAAGGAAACTTATCTCAAGGCACCAGTACAAGAAACTCGTAATACGCTCGTAGAAGATTCGTCCGCATCACCCGATGCACTATTGTCACCTGCAATGCAGGCGTACACTCGCACACTTTCAAAGTTCCGTAACTAAACACCCTCTATCCGAGGATAAAAAGGAGATTCAGATGGAAAAGATTGCAAACGCAGCCATGCTCACCGAAAAGTGGGCGCCAGTCCTAAACCACGCATCAGCAGGTGCTATCAAGGACTCATATCGTAAGAATGTTACCGCAGTTCTTCTAGAGAACACCGAGCGTGATCTCAGAGAAACAGCAGTTAACTCACTCAGCGGCACATACGCAAGCGGTAGCGACCCGAACTTGGGTAACATCGCTTCGTTCTCGCCAGTGATGATCTCGCTGGTTCGTCGCGCGCTTCCAAACATCATCGCCTACGACATTGCATCGGTACAGCCGATGAGTGGTCCAACCGGCTTGGTGTTTGCAATGCGCTCGAAGTATGTTGCAGACGGTACTCTCTCAAGTACAGAAGCCCTATACGACGAACCCGATACCGACTTCTCTGGCGCTCGCCCTGTAACGGGTACTGGCGTAACAGCCAACAGCGTTGGTGCAGGTGGCGTAACAGGTGACACCGAAGTAGGAAACGACAACATTCCTAATGGTGAAGGTGGTCGCCGTCACGCAGGTGGACACGGTATCTACGGTGCAACCAACGAAACCGATCCGCTATCAGGTAACTACGCCGTGGGTGGTGGTATGACCTCTGCTCAACTTGAGAAGCGCGGAGAAACAAATACACCATTCTCTGAGATGGCATTCACCATCGACAAGGGAACGGTAACTGCACAGGCTCGCGCTCTGAAGGCAGAGTACACCACAGAACTCGCACAAGACCTCAAGGCTGTTCACGGTCTTGACGCTGAGAGTGAACTGTCGAACATTCTTTCGACAGAAATTCTCGGTGAAATCAACCGCGA